ATCAACTGAGCACAATTCCTGACCGCCTTCAATAATAGGAAAGAAGTAGTCATCAAGCATTGTGATTGGGTTGAATCCTACGATTTCACCTTTGTCGGAATCGTAAGAAATATCTTCACGTAGTCTTTGTCTGAAATCATAGAGATAACGTTCGATATCTTTTGGAGCCATCTTACCTACATAAACCTTGAATACACGGCGAAGGGGTGAACGGGAAAGTTTGTAGATGATGGTTGCGTCCTCAATCAAATTCAAACGCCGCCAATCTTTTTTTGCAAATTCCAAGATTGAAAAATATTCACCGTCATACATATATCCGCAATCTAAACGAATGATTTCTTCTTCAAGATATTTGAAGCCTTCTTCCGCTTGTTCGGAATCCTTTACGACATAATATCTCTTTTCCATTTCCTGCTTGCTATCTCTTTTATCTACGACTTTTTCAACCATGTATTTTGCAACGACCCACGGCTGAAGTTCTTCTAGACTTTCAATACCCGATGCCTTCTCTGCGGAAAAATTAATTTTGAACAGGATAACTCCCTGAATCAACCATTTATAAACCCATTCCCATACAGAGTTGTAATCTCCTAGGCGAAGTCTGTTGACTACTAAATCCCGAAACTCTTTGATGATGATGTCCCGTTTTGCGGGTACGACACTCTCATCGAACTTGATGATGAATAATTTTTTATCTTCATCTTCCTGTACGATTTCATCGCAGATTTCCGTTAAAGCATAATTGATTTCAGGGTCAGCCGCCATACGGTAATATTCACGAATGCGTTCTTTTGAAGCATGCTTGACAAGATATGACCCGTAAACATAGTCCGTATATTGTCTAGTAAGAGTAGAATCGCCTCTGCCGAATAAACCGTCTGCGGCATACGGCATGACCGCATCTTCTTTTCTAATCAGTTCGTCCGCTTGCGGTTGCCTACCGTGCAAACCAAAAACTCTTTTGACTGCTGTTTTACGATTTGCTAATATCTGTAACTTCCGCTCTTCTCTTGTCAATTTTGCCATAGTGTTATTCCTCGATATTATTTATTGATTAGTGTCTATTCTGCGACATTTTGTTTATAATCGAACCAAACTTTCTTTTCGACTCTTCCAATTTCAAAGGATTGATGGGCTTGACAGGAGTGTTCACTTCCAATGCCCTTTCAAGTGCTTCAATAGGAACGACATAAATTCGTGAACTGATTTTTGGAAATTTATATCGGCGGTAGAAAAGAATCTTGTCGGACATTTTCTTTTTCATGAAATTGTAAATGGAATCTGAAGTGAATGACCTGCGGAAGATGTGGCGATACTCACCCATCAAAGACCTGATTCGTTGCGACCCTTTCAACATTTTTTCAGAATGCAGTTCTGTCTTGCGGAAAAATTGGAATAATCTTTTTCGTTCTCCCGTTGAAAGATATTGCAATGAGATTCCTTCCATCGTGTTGTAACGTGGATTGGTTCCTACATAAAAGAGAATAGGAGTTGGAACATGCTTGTATGCAGAATAGGAAAATACATAGCAGTTGCCAGGAATGATTTGCCCTCTTGATACGGGAATCAACAGTTCTGTATTGTAGTATCGTAGAAGAGGACGTACTCGTTTTTCCTTTGCAAGTTTTTTCGCCTCTTCAAGTTTGATAGGCGGCTTTTTTCCTGGTGGAAGTTTTTGTCCAGGTTTTTCAGCAGGAGCACGTTGCTCTTTTCTTTGTGCTAAAGTTTTTAAGTCTCTTTCAGTCAGAGGTTGAGACGGTGCAACGGGATAATTTGTGTTGTTTATATTCTTTTCATCAGCCATTTCATTTTTGCTTTAGAAAAGAGGCTCTTCGTCCTCTTTTGTTCTTATTTTTAATTTTATCTCTAAGTCTTTTATTTGTTCTTCATATTTGATGATTCTGTTCATATCAGAAAGAGCATCTGAAATTTCTAAATGTAAATCTTCCCAATTTTCATTGTCAAGATAAATGGACATATTTTCAATTTCCAATCTTAAATAATAGACCGCTTCCGTCTTTCTTTTTTTCAACTTTTTCAGGTTTTCTGCTTTAGACGGACGGCCCCGTTTCAGTTGCTTTTTTTCTTTCAATGTTGCGTATTTTTCTATGTCTGCATTAGATATTTTCATCTTCAATTCCCTCTAAACCTTCAGGCATTTCACCAATTTCCTCATCTTCGGGCATCATTGCAGTAACATCCACTTTGCCGCCTCTAGATGTCAACTCTTCTTGAATGATTGCCAAGAGTGCTTCCAATGTAGCATCGTCTGCTTTGTTGATAAGGTTTGCCAATAAATCATCTGAAGATGTCTCGGCTTCTTTGACTTCAGGAGCGGCATCATCACCTTTGACATCTTGGGAAGAAATATCAGGTTCAATATCTTCAGCCAATTTTTTCTTCTCATCTTCGGTAGCATATTTTTCTATATCTTCTTTGCTGATGCCTTTCCATTTCTTCCAATTCTTTAGTCTCTGAATCATAATAGGTGTTTTCTTTTTCTCTGTTAGCATGTTGCCCTCCTTTGCTTCCCCTAGTTTGGCACTTTTTACTTTGATTTCCTTTTTCCAAACAGGTTCGCCGCTTGCTCCCCAATATCCACTTCCGTCATTTTTCCAAATCTCTATAGTAAAAGTTCCGCTTAAATCCATATCTTTGATATCTCCGATAAGATAAGCGGCTATTGTTCTCAACTCTTTGAAACTGTCGCTGTACTCGTCCATGCCGTCTATGTGAACAGTATCCGTAGGAGTTTCCTCATATACAAAAAGACCGTATTTTTTTTCTGTGTTTTCCATACTGCTCTCCATGATTGTCTTTCTATATTTATTGATATATTCTTTAGTCAGCGTTGCTGTTTCGTATGGTCTTTCCATTTCGGCAATAATGGGTTCAAATCCAAAGTGCTTGTAAATGGAAATCAGTTTATCCTTGGCAGTACCAAAATCTTCACTTGCCTTCAATCCTAAAACGATTTGGTTTTCATCTGCCCATCTGCATATTTTCTGCAATGCCAAGGCTCCATGCCCTGCCATTTTTGCTTCGATATATTCTATGAAAATTCTTGCTTGTTTTCCTTTCTCCATTACCGATTCAACACTCATTCTTAAATCTACTTTATAAGTGCTTCGAATATCCTTCAATAGTTGAGATAGCAGACTTCGTAATTCCATTATGGTTTTTTCAGTCAGCAATCTCATTTTCATTATTCACCCCGCAGACTTGTCAACATGCTCTGATAGTCTCCCGCCGCAAGTAATGTGTATGTCCTGCCAGGAATCTGTTTCGGCGGTTGTGAATCATCTACGACAACGACACGAATAAAGTTGTTGCTCGTTCGCCATATTTGGTCGGCTAGTTTTATGAAGTCAGGAAATTCCTTTTGAAAAAAATCAGGCATCTGTTGAGTGCTTTGAAATTTTTTACCGATGAGACGATACATGGAATATGCTTTTCCCGATTCATTTTTTTGTTCGGCGTTTTCGGCTCCGAAAGCAGATAAGCGTTGCTCTAACGTGGCAACTTGTTGGTCGGCTTCGGGAGAAGAACGGTCTAAATCGTAAATATGAAATTCGAGTTGGAGATTAGAATTATTTTCTATGGTTTTGATATCTTGCGTAATATCTTCTATTACAATAAATTTCATTAACAATATCCCCCATGTCGATAATTTGGATTATTTACCCCCGTATATCTACCTTTTAATGATAATTTTATTTTTTCTTTTTGTTCTTCCGACATCGGTTTTCCATAATTATGATGTTTTTCTCCTGAAAAGTCTGCATGATTTTCTCTCATTTTTCTTTTAGTTTCTTCAGAAGCAAAATGTTTACCTTTACCTGAATCACTTATTTTTTTTCTGTGTATTTCAGGTAGTGGTTTTCCTTGCATTGATAGATGTGGTTTTCTTTGTTTTCTTTTAGTTTCTTCAGAAGGATGCCATCCTAAATTTCCATCTCCTCCATCCGTTAAATTATATCCATTGGGGTATTTACTATTTTTATTTTTTACCCATAATACTTCAAGATTATTCCATTCATTCGAGTCGGAAATATTTTCAACAATAACATTTCGCTCAAAATTTTCTATACCATACTTTTGAATAGCATTTTTAATATACTTTCCTGAACCCCAATATTTAGTTTTTTGAAATTCGCTATTAGTATTGCATTTAGAATACTTTCCTACATAAATTTTATTATTGATTTTATTTCGAATTTCATAAACAATCATTTTATTTTATTCTACGATAATCGCCTGGTTCTGTACTTCCTGTAATGAGAGGATTTGCCTCCCATGCTTCTTCCGCACTTTCAAATCCTAATCTTCTTGCCAAATCATACATCTCATTATAAGCGGCGAATTCCTCAAAATCTACATATTGTTTTTGCAATCTACCTGTCCATTTTTCATTCAAAATTTTTTTCTCTTCAGGAGTCGCATATTTTTCAATATCTTCTTTGGTGAGTTTCATTTTATTTTTCCTCTTTCTGCGATTTATCTAACCCCTCTGAATCTTCAATTGATTGCGGTTTAGCAGACAAATCTTCCTGATTCTTAGGAGTTTGATTTGTAGGAATAGATTCACTTGGCGATTCTACAGCAAATGCTTCATTGGCGGCATTCGTCATAATCGAGATTTTATTTTTGATGACAAAATCAATATAATCCACAGGTTGCAGTTCTGTTTCTTCCGTGGTGTAAATGGTTTCGATTTGAGAAGCGAAATCCTTCATGGCTTCTTCGTCATCCATAATGGAAGCAAGATATGCAGTCAGTTCACCACGGTTCACAGAGAAGAATGGTAACACCTTATCCGATGTCTTACCTTTTAAGATGAGAACATCTTTACCACGCAGACGAAATTCCTTGATGTACTTGAACAAAGCACAACGCTTGACTTCGCCCCGCAATGGGTTTACCAATTCGAGGAACTTGCGAAAAGATTTTGCTTCTTCAGGAACCTTCAGAGACTTTTCAGGCTCTACCATCGATTCGGGATTCTTGTTAACCTTTTCGGGTTCGTTCGGCTTTGTTTCTTCTGAAAGAAACTTATTTAACCTTTCTTGAAAGTTCATATCAATGCCTCCTACCGAAATTATTCAACGCTTACAGGCTCTAAATCTTCTTCGCCACCAACAGGAACTTCCGAAGGTGATTCGCTTGGTTCTTCAATCGGCATGACTTCTTCAGGGGTCATAGTCTCAGGGGTTGCCGCAACTTTTGTCATTGCGTCAAGAGTTTCCTTAACTTTCCCATATACCTGTGAGAACGGGCCGTCATTTCCGAATGTACTACCATCGACATATTCCTTTGGCATTTCCAATAGGGCTTGCGAAGCCAAGAACAAGTTATCATAGATAGTCTTGTAAAGCCGAAGGGCTGTTTTCTTTGCCTCTCTCTGAATTTTGATTGCTGTATCATTATTTTGTGCCATCTGTTCCTCCTGCAAATTATATTGTCCTTTGATTACTTTCAACATATTTTCAGCGAATGGATTGCTTTCGCCGTGAATCTCTTCTTCATCCTCATTACTCATATTACCTTCCATTCCCAAAACTTTTTTTACGGGTTCCCATTTTTTAGTTCCATAAGAATCAAAAACCTGCCATTCCCCGTCTTTGAATAAGTAGTAAAACTCAATATCCCCATCTCGACTAGGATTTGCATAACTTGCTTTTGTCTTGGAAACTTTGGCCTTAGTGCCTTCTTCTCCACGGTCTCGACCATAAAAAGTAGTCATTCTATCTCTTACTGTTTGGTCATCGAAATCATGCTTTTCACCAATTTCTGGACCTAATGATGATATATCACCACCATCAATCAATTGCTTGATTTTCCCATAAGTGTTATAATGTTGCACGAGAAGTTTTCCATTGTTGCTTGGATAACCGTCCCAATGCGAATAGATATGTCGGATTGACCCGCTTTTCATTTCGTAACCGATTCTACTTCTTGTTGCCATATTTAGTTTACTCCTACATTACTATTTATGATTTCTCTATATTGGGATGGGTCTTTTGTGTTCAATCGACCATCTGTAAAAACGAAAGTTCGGCGGTTCCTTTTGAGCAAGGAAAAAACGCCATCCTATCTTGCGGCAGAATAATTCCGCAGTCTCAAATTTGGCATAATTTTTTAATAAGTTGGTAGCGTGTATTCTTTTATAACGAAAAGAATTCGTATTGACTCTTACGCTTTCCAAACTTTTTAAGGGTTTGACTTCGATGAGCAGAGTTGCCCCATCAATCATTTGAACTTTGAAATCGATTAGATAAATTCTAGGTTTAGGTGGGGAATTGAACTTATCGATATATTTGATTCTGAATTCACTTTCCCAAGATGCTACGTTTGTATTAGTATCTAAAAAATTTGCAAAAGAAACTTCCCATCCTGAACGGAAACATATGCGTTGTTGTGTCGTATTTTTCTTATAGTGGTTCTCAACAATTATTCTTTTGAAAGTGCTCATGATTCTTATTCTTTTTTAAATTTTCTTCAGCCCACATAGGTTGAAGATTTGTATAATGACAGGCTTTCAAAAATTCTTCTCTATTTTGAAGATTGAAAGAATCTAAGGGTGTAATATGGTCTATATGCCAACCCGTTTTACTCCAATTTTTCCAAGTCATCCCTTCTTGAAATTTGGATTCTAAATAGGTTTTAAGTTCGGAAATAGAACATCCAAGGTCTTTAACTGCGGAACCTACTTTCCAATTATTTTTTATAGCCCCATATAATCTGATTCGTAATCGAATTTTCAATTTGAAATTTATATCATTTTTAATTTTATTATTTGTATAGTTATTTCTTTGTTTTTTATGAGTTTTTCGATAGTCTTTATGATATTGTTTTATTTTTTCTTTATTATTTTGATAATATTCTTTATGTTGTTCTATGATAGTGTCTTTGTTTTTTTGATACCTTTCTGAAAAATAATTTTTATTATTTTCATATCTTTCTTTCAATTCTTTTTTATGAAATTCTCTATATTTTTTATTCCACTTTTTCTTAGCAGTTTGTCTTTCTTCTTCCGTAAAATACTTTTTTTTCATCTTCAACCTCCACCCAAGTCTATTTTATGTAGGTAATTTGAAAAGGGGTGGCTTTTCAAAAAGGGTTGCATCCCCTGTCCCTACACTATTATTTATTGATTTATGATGAAATATTTTATATAATTCCTAAAATCAACATCCAAGAAGGCCAACCGTCAGGGTCAACTCCATCAGGTTCTACTTTAGTTCCCACAGGAGTCTTGCACATGGATTCATCCCATTCCCATTTTTGAATAGTTCTAATAGACGGTCTGCGGAAGCCTTGGAAATAATATGGAAGGTTTCGCATTTTTATTTTATAATCTCTGTCTCCACCTTCAGGATGAAATGAAGCCACCGTTGTATAACGGCGGTCGGGTTTGAGGTCTAGAAGATTAGGAATTTCATTCGGCAGAACAGGACGCAATGTGCCTTTGGTTCCTGCGGGAATGGTTCCACCATCTTTCAACTTCAATTCAATTTTGGTCGTAGCCTTACGAGTTTTGTTTTCCATCAATTTGAATTTCATTTTATAAATCCTCGTCTCTATCCCTTTCATATTTTAGTTCAGCATAATGACTATCCCAATCATCCTTTGTCCAAAAATCTTGCGCTGACCATCTGTCGGTAGGACATTCTTCTATGTCATATGGGCATACGGTAATCTCTTCATCAGGTTCATCATTTTCAATCGCACGTTGTATATCTATTTCGGTTGTCTTGTCTTTATTTTTGTGATAATAAGTACACCACCAATTTGCGTCTAGTTGGCTTCGTCTATGAAATTTGCGATAAGGGCAACCTTCTGCTTTTTCTTCTTTGACTTCTGTTTCATCAACATAGCCGCTATCCCGTTCAGGCTCATCCACCATCCAATTGCCGCTGCGGGACGTTACAAGATTATCTTCTACAATCCTGAATTTCATGTTTAGATATCAAATACGATTTCTGATTTTTCCTTTAGAACATCAAGCAGTTTATCAACTTCAGATTCTTTCAAAATGATGTCGATAGATTCCTTTTTCTTTGCTTCCTCGATATTGATTGGTGTATTCAAGGAAAAAATATTTTTGTCGATAATCAGTTTGTCGGGGGTCAACTTCAGGTCAATGCGACCATAAAGTTTATTTTCCGAAACATGCCCGATATAAATACCGTCAACAACTTTTTTATTTCCTTTCAGATTTTGAATTGAGAATGATTCTCTCGGAGCTGTAGGAGTTGCAGGATTTGCCGTTGGCGTATTCTTCAGGTCAAGAGATTCACCTTCGTTATTGACCATCATATTTTGTTCTTCTGTTCCTACCTCTTCAGTTGCGGCGGCTTTACCACTTACGAATTCGTCTAATTTTTCTTGAAACTCTTCCACGTCTCCCTTGACAGTAACAAATATTTCTGTATCAGGATAAAGTTTCAAATAGTCCATTGCTTCATCAATGTTAAACTCTGTTTCTTCATCGATGCTGAATTTGATATCTATGTCTGAACTCTCAATAAACGATTTCAAATCTTCTTGTGAAAGTTCAGTACCCGCTTCTTCTAGTTCAGGTTCTTCTTCAGGCCCAGGCGCAGGAGCAGGTGCTTCCGCAGGAGTTGCTGTTGCGGCAGGAGTATTTTCTGCACCTGCGGCTGAAATAGGGGCTTCCTGTTCCGTGATGGGTTCAAGGTCTGACATTACGGATTCTGGAAGAGCAGGATTTGGTGCGGCAACAGAGGCTTGCGGAGCCTGAGCATTTTCAATATCAGCACTTGTATCTTCGATGGCTTCCAAGTCGCCTTCGGCTTCCTCACCTTCTTCTTCTTTCGGGGTCAACATGAAAGTGTATGTTGGTTCAAGATTTTTGTTGTCTGAAATATCTTCTTCCTGTTTTACCGTCAATAGGTATTGATAATCAACTTCCCCTTCTCCCCCTTCAATGACTTCTTCCAAATCAAGGTCATCTATAGGTAAATCAGGGGTTCCTTGTGTATCTTCAACAGGTTCCAAATCTTGCTCTAATAGTGTATTCATATTTTATGCTCCTCCATCAAAACTATTTATTGTTTCTAAAACTAGCCTTACTTCATTTTCCCTGTTGGAATTTTCATATTTGGAATCTGTAATGTGGGTTTCATTTGGCGCAGTCGTTCCTGTTCTGCCAATTGTGTAAAGTAGAATTCCATTTTCATTTCAAACAAAACTGAATCCAATACTTGAATCGCCGCCGTCAAAGGATAACCTTCACTTAAAATATCATTCAATTTACCTGCGAAATCACGTAGATATTCTTCATGAGTTTTCTTTGGTTTCTCCTGTTCGGGGGTTTGGGGCTTTACTTCATCCTTGTTCATAACTTCCATTATTCTTTCTCCTTTTTCATTGTTTTAGATACTTCAACCGATAAACTACGAAATTGCTTGAACTGCTTCTGTAAAAGGATTGTCATTTTTCTAGCCCTTTGCCAAGCTGATTTCGGCGCAATTTCTTTTTTTGCGTCTGCTAGAAATGAGTTGATGTTATCTTCCATTTCTGCAACGAGTGCTATTAATTCTTCCATTTTATACCTCTGCTCTATCCATTTCCATAAAACTAAAATAGATTTCTCCTTTATAGTGAAAGGAAATATGAATATCTACTCCTGATTCAGAATTTTCATTTTCTGTAATCATTACATTGGGGTCAATACATTTTTTAGACTTTAAAAACAATACTGCTTTTTCCATAGCCTTATTTCTTGTATTGTGGTCGTTGGGTTCAAACAGGATTTCATACTTTAGGAGTTCGGTTAACTCATCAATAATAATTGAAATTTTTCTCTTTGCTAACCATTCTCTAAACTTTTTCCATAATTTTTTCATTTTTACTCTCCTTTCTCCTTAAATCTTTCTGATTTCTGCAAGATGCTTTCGCTCAACAGCCGTCCACCCTATAAGCAGATTGATAACGTACTCTCTTGCTTCTTCAGGTTTTAAAATTTGGGCATCGACACAACGAATAATCATGTCGATTAATTCCATAGTCTGTTCTACTGTCATTTTCGCCTCCTCATAAGTTTACACCTATATTTATGGTAGAAGGCGATTTTTGCTAAAAATGGAAGGAAGGATTATAAGCCGTGAAGTTTTTCCCACAGTCTGATTTTGTCGGCATACTGTGGAAAATATTCAGAAACAAATTTTCGAAATTCTTCTAACGGAATACAATTATTGATAAATTCATCTTTTGTGTCTTGGGAAACCCTAGAAGAACCTAATATAAGAACTATCGATTTTTCAAATATTGCTTTATAATCTGTAATAGGTTCAAAGGTATGAGCATGTTGTGGGTTATAAGTTCCAGGCCCACCCCCAATCCAATTACCATTATAAGTTTGTTGCCCACCTGTATTTCCTGCCGCTAATGTATCGTAAAAATCACCTGCCGCCATATTTCACCCCAATTTTTGAGTTACTGCCCTTACCTTTTTGATACGATTGGCGATATTCAATTTAGATTTATCTACCAATTGTGTCTTTTGCAAGAACAATTGATAGTGTAATGATTCGTCAATCAATTCTATTTTCTTTACCAAGAAATCATGAAAATATTTTTGAAAGTTGATTTCAAAATCAAGTTTAAGTTCAGGGTCGTAATGAATAACTTCCCGTTGGTCTTTGACATGAAGAATATTGACAGTCTCTCCACGTTTCAGAACAACGCCTGAATTTTTGACTGCCTTGACATGCTGTGGATTGTCCTTGTATTCTTCCAAACGCTTGCTCATTTTTTTACGAATGACTAAATCTACTATATCCTGTTTTCTTAAATCAATCTTTACGCCGTTGATAAACTCTCTCAGTTTTTCCACGTTGCCGTAATTATTCAGGATATTCTTGTAAAGTTCCTTCAGGACTTTTTTGAAGTATGTCGGCGTGTCGTCCTTGATGGCCTCAAATCCCTTGATGTATAATTCCTCTTCTTTCAGGATTTTACCTTTGAAATATTTCAAAAATCCTACCTGCTTTTTCTTTGCGGAAGAAAGCAAGAGTTTGGAAAATGATTTTTCAAAGACAGTCTGCATGATATGGGAGCTGAGCAAGGTTTTATTTTTCGTAAATTGTTCCAAGAATTCAGGGATTCCTTTGTTGAATACATCTTGAAGGTCTTTTGATTTTTTGATGGTCTCTTCAAAACTGTTCGCTTGAATCTTGATGAAAATAGAATCCGTATCTCCCGTAAGAATTTGATAACCAAATTTTTCAGCCTGTTGCTTGACAAACTTCAGCGTTTCCCTTGCCACATAAGTAACTGAAGAGGCGGCACGTTGGTCATATAAAATAAAACCACGGTATCCCAATACTCCATACAAGGCGTTGCAGGTTGCCTTGAAGCACATTTCCATATCGTTGACGATTTTGAATTCTTGGGATTCCCCGTCAAATTGCATCTTCCTCTTTTTTAATTTGTTTCGTTCGTTGAGAAGCAATTGTGAAAGTTGAGGAACCACACCTTTTTTCGTTGTCGTGAAAAGAACATTATCAATTTTGACATCAAGAGCAGGGTCATAATCTTTCAAATCTTCGACAATGGTATCCTTTGAAATGTTCAAAGAAATCATGATGCTAGGATACAAGGCTGAGAAGTCGTAAACCGAAACATTTTCAAACAGGCCTGGAATAGTCGGCAGAACCAATGCTCCTTCAAAACTAGGATTTGGTTTTGTCGTCTGCTTCGTCCTTGATTTTTTCTTTGAAGGAAACTTGAACTGTTTGAATCTTTCGTGTATCAGAGTTTCCAAAAATCGACTGTTGAAATAAACATCTTCATAGGTTTGCGGAGCAATTTTCTGATACAGAATTGGGAACTCTAAAATTTTCTGTTTCTGTGCAATCTTTTCCGTCAGATAAACGTCTTTGATGTTGTAACGTATGAGGTCTGTCAAATCGTCCTTGTCCCATAATACATCGACACCATCGTGCTCTATTTTCTTTTCATTGAAAAGATGTTTTGAGACGGCATCCAAACTCCAAGCAATCGGTTTGTTATCAACAATAATCCACTTGGCGTATCGTTCATAATCCCAAAGAATTATCTCATGGCAGTAATAGGATTTTTCTCCATCTTTACCAAGGGTCTCATAAATTTCAGGAAGGAAAATGGTAAAGTCGGCTCCTATCTTTTTGCTACGATGAAGCAGATATGGCATATCGAAAAAGTCCGTGTTCCAACCACCAATCAAATCTACTTGCAGTTTTACCAATACCTGATAAAAATGATTGAGCATTTTTACTTCATCGTCAAACTCAAATATTTTATCCTTTTCAAATTCTTCCTTATCATAATATTGATTGGCTCTCTTTTTCAAAACCCATACAAAATATTTGTCGTACACATTGGAATATCCCACGATGGATACGATAGGTTCAGGGGTGTTTATTGTATCTAATGAAAGGTTTGTTTCAATGTCAAAAGTCATATGATGAAGCAATTTTGTATGAGCCACGTTAGGATATTGCTCAAAATAAAATAGGTTTTTAGACCGTAGATGCTCTTCATATGTTTTTTCAAATGTCTGATATTCCCTAGGAACCTTTCTCAATTTTTTCCCATCATAAGAAAGAAATTCCCCTTTATCATCCTCAATATATTTTGAATCTGCTTTGTAGGTATTCTTGTCTTTGATTTTCACAAAATCGATATCCCGATAAAAATAAGATTGGTCGGTTACTCTAACAAGAGCAAAACGGGAAAAATAGTTGTTCAGTTTATCCCGAATCTCTTTGACTTTTGCATTGATTTCTTTCTTCTCTAACTTGTCGTAATTTTTGTATCCCTTCAGCGAGACGAACATTTGTCCATTTTCATCTTTGAAAAATTTGTTGAAATCCTTATCAGGGAATTTCTTCCATAACAAATCTTCACCGAATAAAATTACAAGGTTGGCATCCAATCCATGTGCATCATCTTCAAAAATATGTTGATAAAGTTTTGGATTGAATTTTTTTAGCAGTTTGTTTTTGATAAAATCATCATTCTTTGGATAGTCCTCTTTCAAGGACACGAAAATTATGTGTTTTGTCATATATTAACTTTTGTTTTGTGTGCAGTAAAATCTCCTGCAAGTATAACTGTTCGGCGGTAATTCTCTGTAATATTTACAAGTCGGACAAGTTGCTCTCAGTTCGGGAAAATGCTCCAAAACGAAACACATCCCATTCATTCGATAAAGTCCTTTTTGTTTAGAATCGAACATTCCCACAAGAGGACATTCATCAAAGAATTGCTCTTCCTGCTGTTTCTTTTTCATGTTTTACTCCTTTCAAATTCTCCATTTTCTTTTTCATTTTTTCAAGGTCGGCAATTTGCTTTTCCAACTTGTCAAGTTTTGTCTGTTTCTTTAGTTTTTCTCTTGCCTTCCTTTCCTTTTCTAGTTTGGCTTCCTTGATGCGCCATTCTTCTTTTTTCTTCTCGGCATATACAAGTGCTTCACAAATTGTTTTTGGAAGCAAATGGGTTTCATCTTCTATGATAATATATCGTTGGTCTTTTTTATGTTTGTAATTGTAATCGGTACAGAATTGTCTGAGGGCACCATATTGTTCTTGTGAGACTTCAGAGAATTCTGTCATGTGGTCTTTAACCCATTCACTCGTTTCATATTCTCCACAATCACGGTCTTTATAAACCAACCGTATCAATGCAATTTTGATTTTTCTTTCTTCACTCATGAGAACCTCTTTTTTATTTCTTTTACTTCAGCAGGAGTAAGCAACTCGGCGTACTCTCTTGCCACTTTCGTTGATACTTGATATTTACGTTTCAAATACTCCACTTCCAAACCATCAGTCTCTTTATTTTTGGTTGATTTTATCCACCCATGCGGAGTGAAGCCATGAAACAAAAGACAGAACAAACGATATTGAAATTCCTTCGGCAATGACCAAAGGCAATTCATCAAGTTCGCATAGTTTTCCAACCCTGAATAATAATACAATCGATTTATCAAATATGGTTGAAACTCCTTCATTTCCTCACTCGTCAGAGGAGTTCCTTCTTGAATATTTTTGACAAATCGAAAGGGGCTATTATTTTCCATTTCTACCTAACTTTATTACTCTCATCTTATAATCTGCAATCGTTCGTTCTTGTTTTTCAGGTTCAAAATAAAACTCAACCAACGATTGACATTGTTGACAAATAGCATGAAAATTATTTACCTTGGTGAACTCTATGATTTCAAAAACTCCATCACCTTCCTTGGTTTGAAATTGTGTTATCAAAGCATTGCAGGTGGGACAATCAATTTGGAAATTTACTAGATTATAAATCCCCATTCGTGATAACCTCTTTTTTCATCATTTTTAGTTTCATTTTTAGTTTCTTTTTCCAACGATTTCCCCACCCCATTTTAAAGGGTTTGCACATTTGACAGGAATGACGCTTATGTTTGTACTTATGTTCTCTGTTAACTCCCATTCGTACTCCTTCGTTCCTACTTACTATTATATCATACTCTGTTGATAGTTTTTGGTCGAATTCGTTTTGAAATTTTCTTTTTCTTTCCTAATCTTTTTGGGGCAACATCCATTGCTTGATTTCCTGAAGCATCTGTTCTAGCCAATGGGTTTGGATTTGCGCCGCCCTCACCTTTTGTTACTGCTAAACTTCCCGCCCCCGTGAATCCTTCTTTTATCACTCCATAGCCGCCGCATGTTGAGCATGTATCATATTCAACCCCCATCGACATGCCTTCCATTTCGGGTTCTCCTGCATCGATAGCCATATCACGGGTTACAAAATGTTCACCTATGGGCACTTGGCCTGAGCCGCCGCATTCAGGACATTTTTCTTCTTGCGGCATTCCATTGATATCTTTGCTTTCCATTGCAGGGTGTTTATCTTGCCAAAGTTTTTCTTTATATTCTTCCTCTTTCTTTTTGTCATGAAGATGCCGCAATAACTGTTCCCTGCCTGTCATATTATATCGCTGTTCATATTTGGCACCACAAGCATTACAATGGACTTGGTAAACATACGAATCCTCTTCCAATTCTCCGCTGTCTGTTTCTATGTCTGAACTTCCGCACTCTTTGCATTCAACGGGGCTTTTGGTCATAAAATCATAGGTTTCCTTCAGCCACTTCAGTTCGTCTTTTGTTGCGTATTTTGTGATATCTTCTTTGGTCATACTATTATTTATTGTTTTTGTTTGCCCAATACTCTTTCATTTTTTGAGATTGTATTGGTCTTTTTCTTCCAACTAAAGGACTATTTTTATGATGTTTCCCAAACATAGGATGATTTTCTTTATTTTTATATCTTTCTTTTGCCTTTTCTCTTATTTTTTCTTTTGTTGTTTCTTTTTGATGTTTTCCGAACATATGGTGATTTTTACCTTTTCTTTGTTGACTCCAAAGTTCTTTTGTTACTTCCGATGGATGTTGACCTATTCGTTTTTCTTTTATTTTTTGTTTTGTTTCTTCTGTTAAATGTTTATCTTTATTCCCACCTGTTGTGAGGTTATAACCATTAGGGGTCAATGAATTCAGATTCTTTATTAGTAGTGTTTCAGTCCAATCTAAATCTTTTTCAGGACAGGAAAAATAAATCCATTTAAAATTTTCAATACCATATTTTTTGATAGAATGATGTAAACAATATCCTTTATAATAATGACCATTTTTTCTTTCATTTAATTTACGAACTGTCTGCCCTACATATTGCTTTCCATTGATTAGATTAGTAGCAATATAAATTGTTCCATTCTCTTGACTCACTTTACCCTTCCCGTACAAGTTTAAGTTAAAATAGCGAGATAATCCAAAATGGTACGAGCATTTTGAAAAGAGTTGCAACTCCTGTCTCTCACTATTATTTAGTATTTTCAAGATTTTAATTTTATTAATTCAGCGACAAATCCTACGAAGTTTATTTCCTTGTCCACAACAAGAGCATCTTGATATGCATATTTTGCTAACAGGATTGCCTTGATTGGGTCATCGATTCGTTCATACAGGAATCGGTAAAGTCCGTCATAATCAATTGAATGACTTGCAAAGTAACGTTTCAGTTCGACAAGACTTCCACTCCTAATTATTTTGTAAATCTCTGCGTATGTTTCTTCGGGAAGTTTCAAAGTACCTGTTATTGAATATTGTTGCAGGTAGTTCAGGGAGCGTCTCAAATCTCCCGCACAGGAACGATACACCTTGTCCAACTCTTCAGGTTCATATTTGACATTTTCCTTTTCAAGAATATTGCGAAGAAATTTCAATCCTTCTTCTTTCGTTGGTTTTTTGAACTCAAAGAGAGTACAGCGACTTCGAATGGCATCAGGAAATTTATACAGATGATTGGTGCAAAAAATAAATGTCGCCGTTCTATAGTATCGTTCTGTTACTTCCTTCAAAGCACCAAAAGCGTCAGGAGTAAGTCGTTCACTTTCATCGAAAAATACAATTTTTCTTTTCTTGTTGAAACTTCTCGTTTGAATAAAGTTCTTGATTTCTTCACGGATAACATCAATACCTCTTGTATCAGAACCATTCAGGCGAAGATATTCCGCACCCATTTCTTTAAGAAAAATGAGTGCGGTTGTCGTTTTACCTGAGCCTGGGCTACCGTAAAAAATAACATTCGGTAAGCCTGATGAAAGGTAACTTTTGAAAGTGTGCCTTTGTTCATCAGGAATAATCATTTCATCAAGATTATTCGGACGATAATATTCACACCAAATTTTCATTATTTGCCATCTACGATTCCATCAATTGCTTCTTCATCACTTCCATCAGCAACCGATGCAATAAAAGTCTTTGTATGAGTGTTCGCACTTTTCTCAACGCAAATCAATGGAGCTGCGGCCTTTAGGAAGAGCGTAACTTTTGATTCTTTGTCAAGGGTCGTAAACAACCGATTGAGATAATTTAACTTGGTGAGAAATTTGATTGGGGTTGTTTCCTTACGAGTGATTTCCTTGATTTCCATTTCAAACAAGTTGTCATAACTCATTTCACCGATTTTCATTATCAACTTGTTATCAGCACCAAGAAAAAGGGAAGCATAGTCCGAAAGGTCATTTTTCAAACCTTCCTGAATTTCCTCGATTTCCTCTTTACCCAACTGAATCGGCGTGTATCCTGCTGTGTCAAGGTCAGGTAATTTGCAAGGCTGAATGGTTGACTCATCCAACTTGCG